TTGAAGACCATATTTTGAAATCATATTCACCAATTTTTAATTGATCTAAATACTTGATCAATTAGTTGTAGTATTCCATTATTTACCATTCATTTAAACTATACTTATCTTTTAATGCACACAATAAATAAATCTACTCATAGTACATAGGTATTATTATTGGTAGTTTGTGTTTAGTTGTTAATTATTATATTTCTGTTGTATTACCCAACATGTACATATAACTCATTTTTCTTGTCCAAACATCAACATCATTTAATTTTGATACCCCATTGCTTACTTCATATCTCATTTTGAGTCTAATATAATCTGGACCAAAACCTAAATTTTCTTAATTTTTATAAATTACATAAGAACAAAAATTACTATAATTTTAATTTACACTGTATTTTGATTACATGTTGAAATTGCTAGCTATTTCAACTCCTAAATTTTTAACTATTGGTTAAGATTTAAATCCCATTGAATTGTCATCTCCTAACATCATTATATAAGTTATTAAATCCAAATTTCTGTTTATGAATTAGGCATGTATGATCATATTAACTATTAAATTACCTAATGCAGTGGTACATTAACCAGTTAATCTCATTGCATCTAACAAACCTGTTAAATTTTTTGATTTCCATTTCCAATTATTATGTGATTACCTATACCAATTTAAGACATTCTCACTAACTCCCAATAATTTATATATCATGAATTCTACATCTATCATCCATTAATTTGTTTATCTATCTTATTTTGATTGATCATTTTCAAAGAAACATTACGTATTTTGCACTGTACTTAAAAAATTATTTATTTGTTATGGTGTCATACCATCAGTGTATCTTATATGATTTTTTAATAAATTCTTTAATCTTTATTTTGCTTCTAAAAATACTGGTGAGTATATAGCTGAATAACAGTAATGTGTCCATTAAATTGTTCTTGACACTTAATCATCCCAATCTGTTAATTATTCATCTTTTAATAAAGATTCCACTTTCTCATGTACTTTAATATCTGATATATTACCTAACATTAAATCTTGTTTAAATAATTTAATTAAACTTTACACTTTAGTATCTGCATTATCGGTTTTTTCAAGCCATTTTATTGTTTCTTATGCATTTAATTAAATTTTATTCTATGAGTATAAAGGCAATAAAGTGTCCATTTTCTCTTTATCAAAGAATGCTTTTTTGACTTAATCAACCATATATTGCTTATCCAACTCTTTATTTTGAATTGTATTGACTGATAACAATCTTTAAACTATTGCATTTTACATCCCATAACTCCTATCCTCTATTATAGGGTAAGCTTTTTCTGGATATTAAGTTACCACTTATTTAATTTTTGTTTATATTTCTCTTGTTAACTCTTTTGAAGTAAATTGACCTTTAAATTATAGTGGTTGAGTTAATTGTAATAGTAGATCGTTGTTGTCGTATAAATCTATTACTTGTCTATTTATTAAGTTTTAATCCTTTGTATTATTATATTTAATTGTTTCAGTGAAAAGTGGGTTTATTGATAGTTCAAATTGATCTAACAATAAAGTTGATTTATCATTTAATTCCACTACGTGTTCAATTACGCCGTTGTCTAATTCAATGTTATTCAAGTCATCGATTTAATTAATTATTTATTTTGTCGTTTTCTTCTTAATTAAATTTTGGTTTTTAATCAACGGTTCATTCCATTCCAATTTACCCAATTTAACAAGTTTTCTAACCTCTTTTACCACTCCCACTCGTGTAG